ACCAAGACAATGGGCCTGTCAGGAAAGCTATGAAGCTGCACGAGATCAGCGACCGAGAGCGGGAGCAAAATGAAAGATCGGCTAATCGAATCCGCATCTACCAGCTTCACAAGGCCCACAAGGAGCACCATGCTTCACAGATAGGGTCCGCTGGCTTCAAGACAGATAGCTACGCCTTCGACCGACACTACATGAGCGACGAAGAGTGGCTTGAAGACAACAAGATCACCATTCGCATTGAAACACACATGCACAACTTTGTGAAGTGGCTTATTGATAGCTTTCACCTGCAGCCAAGCTGGGTAAGCATGAGGCTATACAGCACCATCAATGGCACCTATAAATTCAATGTCGAGTTGCCGGGTGCGCGCTTTCAGAAGCCAGACGACCTTACCGTTGATATGATGGTGAAGCACATACCTGCAAAGATGAAGCAGCTGGTACCTGAAATAAGTGTGGGCAAGTACAACGATCTGTATGTCCACCGCACCAAGAGAATGATCACGATATCAGGCCAACTTAGCGCTGAGGTCCCTGAGGCTAGAAACCGTTGGCTACAGGGTTTGTATAACTACAATCCTGAGAAGCTAACTGCAGACGGGCTAAAACAACACAATGAATACAAGCGCCAGGCATACGGTGAAATGATGTTGCGTAAGGCAATCAAGGCAGGTGAGATTGAAAACGATTGAGCTCTTTGAGACCAAGAAGCAGATGGGCAAGTATCAGCTGCCCTACAGCTATCCTAACCGCAGTCATCGCGGGCTTGAGCGGCTGTATAACTTCGTATGGCCTGAGCTTGCCAAGGCGCTGGATATACCAGCCCGCAACCTCAAGCTAAACTGCTGGTCATCTGAGCAGGGTAATTTTGTCATCAGGATCTCCAATTCAAAGACCGAGATTGACATGGTGGAACTGATGGGTCCTAAGGCGCTCAAGGGAATACTTGAAAAGGCTGGTTTTGAAGATGTAGACACTTGGCACGTCTGCACTGTAACCAGCAAGGAAACGCAAAAGGGTAAAAGCTTTCCTCTCGTCGAGCTAGGCTTCAAGACTAAATACCCCGAGCTATGGAACAAGTATGATGAGCTAAGGTTCGGCAAGAAATGATAACCTTCAAGGAATACATCGCTGAGGGCTTTCTGGGTGACCTGCTAACAAAGCTTGGCGAAGTCAAGAAAGAGATAGCCGAGGACCTTGGGGTGCGTCGATACAAGATCATGGTAAACCGGTCAGTCAATGATGGCTACGATGGTCAGCGCGTCATCATCTCGGTGCCTATTCCTAGCGACCATATTGATGCTCAGGACTTCTTTGAGAAGATGGCAGTCAAGGCAACCAAAAAGGCGCTGCTCAAGCACTTTCCAAAGCACAACTTCCTGTCATCCCAAAACGTGAAGTGGGATGACAGTCGAGCAATCTACATGGTGGCAATGGTGCCAGACGCAGACGGACTACTATGCTGACCTTCAAAGAATATCTGGCCGAGGACACGCCCTACTACAGCTCGTATCCTGGCTACGCGACCCACAAGGATGCAATCCGGGGTCTACAGAATATGATCGCGGCGCAGTTCGATCTGGCATCTTCACGTGTGAAGATCACACCGTATCTGGTCAACAACAAGCCGGTCTTCCGCTTCAAGTTTGAGGTCAAGCTGACCAAGAAGCATGATCAAGCTCTCGTAGGCACGCTGCTCCAGAACTTCGCCAAGAAGATGCTGGAGCGCAGCTACCCAAAGGTCAAGGTCTTCAGCGACGTTGCTATCTGGAATGGAAGCGATGGTCCAAAGGCGCTATTTTCGCTGACAGGCGAGGGGAAAGAAGGATGATCTCAAACTACTTTTTCGACAACCAGCTGCGTGCCTACATGCTGCAGTTTGTTTCTATCTTCTACGGTCTTCAGATCCAGACTGGCAAGGGCTCCTGCGACGAGCAGCAGTTCATCACCGTCCCAACCGTCATCGGCAACAAGGATCGAGTTGTGGCTGCCATCATGGCCGGCAACACACAGAACAAGATGTTTAGTCTGCCGACCATGGCTGTCCACATGTCCAACCTGTCGTTGGCACCAGAGCGTCGCCGCACCCCTGGCATCGTAGACGCGCGCGTGACCCTTCCTGTCGGTGGCATCTTCCCAGACGATCTGACGGTGGTGAAGCGTGTCATGCCTGTGCCCTACAACGCCACGATGGAGCTGTCCATCTACACGTCAAACACCCAGCAGCGTGACCAGATCCTTGAGCAGATCCTGGTGCTGTTCAACCCGGACCTACAGATCCAGAAGTCAGATGGTCCGTTCGACTGGACAAAGCTGACCAAGGTAGAGTTGACCGACATCGCCAATGAGGAGAACTACCCATCCTCGACTGACCGTCGTATCATCATGTGGACGCTGACCTTCGAGATGCCAATCTATCTGAGCGTGCCTATCGGTGTCAAGGACGAGATCGTTCGCAAGATCACCATCCAGCTAAATGACCTAGCAAGCATCGTTGTAGATGAACTTGATGCGCTGCCACCTGTAGCACCCTGAAAGTGACTTCCCCTGGGATGCAAAATCTGCCTCTCCCATAAATACCCCATGAAACAACCAGAGTAGCTGATACCGGCTACCACCCAGGAGATAAACCATGGCAACTCTCGTATCACCAGGCGTTAGCGTCTCGGTCATTGACGAAAGCTACTTCATTCCAGCATCAGCACCTACCGTGCCGCTGTTCTTCATTGCCACCCAATCTGGCAAGGCTTCTGTTGGTACTAACCCAAATGCTGGCACTACGTCAGTCCTGGCTGCTGGTACTCTGGAAAGCGGCGTTGTTCGCACTATCACCTCGCTGACACAGTCCTTCGTCACCTATGGCACTCCAGTGTTCCGCAAGGACAGCTCAGGTGGTGAGTTCCACGGTGACAGCCGCAATGAATACGGTCTGTTCGCACTGAACCAGTTCCTGAACGTTGCCAACCGTGCCTTCGTGGTCCGTGCTAACATCAACTTGAACGACGATCCTGTCACGTTCCTGTCGCTCGGTACTCCTGTCATGTCGACAGCTTCGCTGAGTTACAATGGCATCGGTAACGGCACCCTCGGCACCGTCACCGCAGTCGGTGCAAGCGTTCGCCCACAGACAATCTATGTGACTATCACCTCACCAGCTTCTGGTGCTGACGGTGCTGCCTTCACAGTTACTGGCTCGATCGATGGCTACATTGGCGCTGGTAACACCGGTGTGCTGTTCAACTCTACTGCCGTCAGCTTCACCCTCTCAGCTGGTTCCGTAGCATTCGCTGTCGGTGACAAGTTCAGCTTCTCGCTGGCCTACACCTGGACCCCAGCTGGCGCAGTTACCGGCAACGGTATCATCAGCAGCCTGATCGCTGATACTCTGCTGGTACCAGAAACCTTCACAATCACCTTCACCTCACCAACTGCCTTCGACGTAACGGGCAGTGTGTCAGGCGTTGCAGGTTCAGGCGTCGTCGGTTCGCCATTCGACAACAACCGCATCAACTTCACGATCACCTCTGGCACTGTAGCATTTGCCGCGCTTGATGCATTCACTATCGTTGCCAGTTCGATCACTATTGGCTCGCCACTGGGCGTCAATGATGCAGTTCGTCGCGGTAACATCGTTGCTGCCCTGCAGGCTCAGATCAACAGCAACACCGAAGTTCGCTCTGATCTGTATGAGTACAACCTGATTGTCTGCCCTGGCTATCCAGAAGTTGTCGACGAAATGCTCGCCCTGTCGCGTAACGTCAAGGAAGAAGCCTTTGTACTGGCTGACACCCCAGGTGACAAGACGCCTGACCAAGTTGCGCAGTGGGCCCTCACCTCTGCTCGTCAAAGTTCTACGAACTGCGCATACTACTACCCGTGGCAGCTGGCCTCGAATGCAGATGGCCGTGATGTAATGGTAGCACCATCAGGTACTGCCCTCGCAACGCTCGCCTACAGCGACAGCGTTGGCTACGTCTGGACACCTCCAGCTGGTGTCTCACGCGGTCAGGTAGTTGGTGTCTCGAAGCTTGGCTACTACAGCGGCACCCCAGGCACTGCAACGACCTTCATCGAAGCCAACCTGAACCAAGGCCAGCTCGACAACCTGTACGAATACTTCAAGAACATCAACCCGATCGCGTTCTTCCCAGGTCGCGGCTTCTTGGTCTGGGGTCAGAAGACCTCAGCACCAGCTGCATCAGCTCTGGATCGCATCAACGTTGTGCGTCTCGTGATGTATCTCCGTCGCTCACTGCGTAAGGGCGCTCTGCCATTCGTGTTCGAACCGAACGATCAGCTCACTCGTGACAACCTGAAGGCAGCAGCCGACGGCATCATGAATGACATCATGATCAAGCGCGGTCTGACCGACTACGCTTCTGTCTGCGATGCGACGAACAACACTGCCTTCCGTATCGACCGGAATGAGCTGTGGCTTGACATCGCCATCAAGCCTACGCGTGCGGCGGAATTTATCTACATTCCAATCCGCGTTGTTGCTACCGGCGCTGCTATCTAAGCAGCTTTCACCTTGCGCAAAAGGGAGACTTCGGTCTCCCTTTGTTGTAAATACAGCATGAAGACATTCAAGCAGTTCCTCCAAGAAGAAGAGATCTACGCCAAGAAGTTGGGATCGGTCTCTGAGTGGACACCTGACCTTGCTGAAGGCAACTACCGTGTAGGTAAGGTCACCTTTTCTGCTAAGGATGGTCTGGGCTCAGTGCCCTTCAACCAGTCGGTCTACTACCACGGCTTCGTGGCCTTCATGAAGCCATCCACCTTCCACACGCTCGCCCTTCCAGATGACAGCGAACAGCGCGCCAAGAACATTGTCAAGCTCGTCAATGACAGCTACGCACTTGGCATTCCATTCCTGCAGGTTGACTTCAAGCAGGTAGAAGACGAAACTGGACCTGCGATGGTGACTGGCCATGAGGGCCGTGCCCGTATGGCCGCTGTCGAGATGCTGAATGGCGACAAGCCTGTCCCGGTGCACATCTTCCTGATGGGCGGCATGCGTGCACGCCACCTGACCCCTGAGATGGTGGCAACCGTCAAGGCCAAGCTTCAAGCCGAGCGCTCAAAGAAGATTGTGACGGGGCCATTCGAAGACGTCTACGTAGACGGTAAGTTGACCTAGCCCAGAAGTGCTGTCCATATAGGCCAGTGCGATAAATAGGTCCTGTAGAATGCAATCGCGCAACGGCGCACAAGGAGACTATCATCGCTACTCTCGCCAATATGGGGATCCCCGGAGCCGGTTCAGGTATCCTGCACCCACGTCTCAAGAACAAGTTTCGTATTACCTTCCGCAACATCGGCAACAAGGTCGCTGGCACCAACGCCCGCAACCTGTCGATGCAGGTTACCACGCTGACGTTGCCAAACC